TTGCTGCGGTGTCTGATCTTAAAGTATCGGATATGTCCTCGCAGGCTCCGGTCGGTACGACACTTGCTATTTTGGAGCGTGTATTAAAGGTAATGTCTGCGGTGCAGGCTCGCATCTATTACGCGATGAAGCAGGAGTTCAAGCTCCTTGCAGGGATCATCCGCGACTACACGCCAGAAGAGTATTCGTACGAGCCAGAAGTCGGTGATCGCTTTGCAAAGAAAGCAGACTACGATGACGTAGATGTTATTCCGGTGAGTGATCCCAATGCGGCAACAATGTCGCAGAAGATCGTGCAGTACCAAGCGGTACTACAGTTATCTCAAACCGCTCCGCAGCTTTACAACTTACCGTACTTGCATCGTCAAATGATTGAAACGTTGGGAGTAAGGAACTCTGACAAGATTGTTCCGTTGCCCGATGATCAAAAGCCAGTCGATCCTGTGACCGAGAATATGTTTGCGATGACGGGTAAACCGTTGAAGGCATTTATCTACCAAGATCACGAAGCGCACATTCAAGTCCATATGGCGTTTGGGCAAGACCCAAAGATGGCTCAGATGATTGGGCAAAACCCGATGGCGCAACAGATCACCGCCTCTTTGCAGGCGCACATTATGGAGCACTTAGCGTTCCAATACCGGCGCGATATCGAGAAGCAGTTGGGTGTCGCGTTGCCTCCGATGCCACAAGACAATACAGAAGAGTACAACCTGCCGCCCGAAATGGAGAACCAAGTCGCTCAAGTTTCGGCAGTGGCTGCACAACGTCTGTTTCAAAAAGATCAAGCCGAAGCACAAGCACAACAAATGGTGCAGCAGATGCAGGATCCTCTTGTACAGATGCAGCAGATGGACTTGCAGATCAAACAAATGCAAGCACAGACCAAGCAGATGCAAGCGCAGATGGAAGCACAGGCAAAGATGGAAGAACTGCGACTCAAAGAGCAGAAGAACGTCATCGACGCCGCAGCCAAAGAAGACGAACTCCGTCTCCGCGAAGCCGAAATCTCTGGGCGTCAGCAGCTTGAAGCCGCTCGTTTGGGAGCAGAAATCGAGAAGCACAAAGCGCAAGAGGCCGGTAAGCAGCAGCTTGAAGGAACGAAACTTGGGTTTGAGATTGCGAAAGCCCGCGAAGATATGGAAAAGAATTCGCCAATGGAGGCGCAACCACGGGAGTAATTTATGGCGTATAGCAACGCTCTTGAATATCTAGACGCAAAACTAGATGAGGAGCGCACATCAATTATTGAAGCTCTAATCCAAGGCAAGTTGGACGAGCTTGAATACAAAAGACTTTGCGGGGCGTTACAGGGTCTTGAACTCGCAAAGAACCACATCAAAGACCTTGCAAAACGCTTGGAGCGCGACGATGAGTAATATTGACGTTGAGAAGACGCAGGAGCAGGCAGCGGAAGCCAAAGCCAAACTCCTACCTGAACCCAAAGGATTCCGAATGCTGTGTGCGGTTCCGCACGTGGAAGAAGAGTTTGAAGGGGGCTTAGTTAAGGCAGATGAGACTAAACGCACTGAGGAGCAGACGACGGTTGTCCTCTTTGTCGTGAAGATGGGCGATCAATGCTACAAGGATACAGACCGGTTCCCCACCGGACCTTGGTGTAAAGAAGGCGACTTCGTGCTTACCCGTCCCTATTCAGGCACCCGCGTGGTCATCCACGGTAGGGAGTTCCGCATTATTAACGACGATACGGTAGAAGCGGTGGTTCAAGACCCCCGTGGAATCCGACGCGCATAAGGAGTAAACAATGGCTGCTGAAAGAGAAGAATTTAAATTCCCCGATGAGTTAGAGGCTGAGCAAAAAGCTGAGCAAACTCAAGAGGATAGCGACGATATTCAAATTGAAATTGAGGATGATACCCCGCCCGAGGACCGAGGCCGAAAGCCCCTCCCGAAGGATATGGTGGAGGAGCTAGATAAGGACGATCTTGAGGAGTATTCCGACAAGGTTAAGAAGCGCCTCGCTCAAATGAAGAAAGTTTGGCACGACGAGCGCCGTGAGAAAGAACGTGCTATGCGCGAGCGGGAGGAGGCTCTTCGATTTGCTCAAATGCGCGAGCAGGAGATTTCAAAACTTAGAGAAGAAGGCGCTAAGAAAGAAGCCGCTTTTGCCAGAGCCGCAGCAAGATACGCTGAAGGTGAACTAACTAGGGCAAAAGAGCTACTAAAACAAGCTTATGAAAGCGGGGATTCTGATCTCATTGTTCAAGCTCAAGAAAAATTAGCCGATGCAAAACAACGGCAAATAGCTACTAATAGATTTAAACCCCCTTTACAAAATCAAAACGAAGGTGTAGAAAAGCCACAACAGGTACAAGCCCAACCAGCCGCTCCCACGCCAAGGACAGATCCAAAAGCCGATGCGTGGCGAGAGAAAAATACTTGGTTTGGAGCAGACGAGGAGATGACCGCCCTCGCACTTGGCCTGCACGAAAAATTGGTCCGAAGCGGCGTAGACCCGAGTACAGACGAGTATTACCGCCAAATCGATAACACGATGAGGAAACGATTCCCCGAAGCGTTTGAAGACGTAGAGGCGGAAGAAGAACCTCAAACGAAGCAGGGTAAGCCTGCTCGCACCAACAAACCAGCTACTGTAGTGGCTCCGGTAACGCGGAACACCGCGCCGCGTCAGGTCCGCCTGACACCGACTCAAGTTGCTATCGCCAAGAAATTGGGTCTTAGCAATGAACAGTACGCACGTGAATTACTCAAACTGGAGACTAACTAATGGCTGAGAACAGATTGGCTCGTGAAGTCGAGAACCGAGAGTCAACGCAACGCAAAATGGCGTGGACCCCGCCGCAAACGCTCCCTGAACCGGAGCCTCAAGAAGGTTGGGTGTTTCGCTGGATTCGGACCAGTATTATGGGGCAAGCAGATCCCACTAATACGTCTGCAAAATTTCGGGAAGGTTGGGAACCTGTGAAGGCTTCTGATCAACCCAAGCTGATGCTACAAGCTGATCCCAACAGTCGTTTTAAAGACAACATTGAGATTGGCGGGTTGTTGCTCTGTAAGGCCCCGCAAGAGTTGATGCAGCAGCGCGATGCTTATTACAACGCGCAAGCAAAGGCTCAAGTGGAGTCGGTGGACAACAGCTTTATGAGGCTGAACGATGAGCGTATGCCGCTTTTTAGTGATAAGAAGACGACGGTTTCGTTCGGCAAAGGCAAATAACTTATTTGGAGTGAGTAACTAATGGCATATCCAACTGTCTCAGCCCCTAATGGGCTTGTGCCGATCAATTTGATCGGTGGGCAGGTGTTTGCCGGTGCGACTCGTAAGCGGCGTATTGATTCCGGTGCTGGTAGCATTGGTTTCGGTGACCCGCTTAAATTTGCATCGGACGGCACCGTTGTTGTTACGACCGAGACGACCACTGCTCCGACCACCGGCTTTGCTGGCGTGTTTATGGGCTGCGAGTTTGTTTCGTCCGTAACGGGTCAACCGACCTATTCGCAATCTTGGATTTCTGGCACCTCGGTGAAGTCAGGCACGTATATCACGGCCTACGTCGTCGAAGATCCAGACACCCTATTCAAGATCGTGGGCGTGTCGGCTTCGGTCGTTGTCTCAACTACAGACGGCTTTGAGTATGGTGATATTGGTTCCAACGTTGCGTTGGTTGCTAATACGCTGAACACCGCTACTGGTGATTCTAAGCAAGCCGCCTTGATCGGTTCGGTTGCGGTGACAGCATCGCTTCCGTTGCGAATCGTCGATGTGGTTGAAGATACGGCGTTTGTGTCAAGCGGCACCACCTACTATCCGGAAGCAATCGTGAAGTTCAACGCTCCATACGTTGACGCCGGTTCGACCGTGATTGGTGGTCATGCTTACAACAACCCGACTGGTCTGTAATAGGGAGTTCTAAGAAATGGCTATTTCACGTGCACAATTACTGAAAGAGCTGCTTCCCGGCCTGAACGCCCTGTTCGGTCTGGAGTACAAGCAGTATGGTGAGGAGCATAAGGAGATCTACGAGACTGAGACCTCCGAGCGTTCCTTTGAAGAAGAGACGAAGCTGAGCGGGTTCTCCGCTGCCCCGGTTAAGGCCGAGGGTTCCGCCATTGCGTATGATAACGCGCAGGAAGCTTGGACGGCTCGTTACAGCCACGAGACTATTGCTCTCGGCTTCTCCATCACGGAAGAAGCGGTTGAAGACAACCTGTATGACTCGCTCAGCAAGCGCTATACAAAGGCCCTTGCCCGTGCGATGGCGTACACGAAGCAAGTCAAGGCGGCATCGGTCCTGAACAACGGCTTCTCCTCGTCCTATGTGGGCGGTGACGGCGTGGCCCTGTTCTCGGCATCGCATCCGCTTGTCAACGGCGGCTCCAACAGCAACCGTCTGACCGCATCGGACCTCAACGAGACTTCTCTTGAGGCTGCTGTGATTCAGATCGCTGGCTGGACCGACGAGCGTGGTCTCTTGATCGCGGCGAAGCCCCGTAAGCTCATCGTGCCACCGGCATTGATGTTCGTTGCGAAGCGTCTCCTCGATACGGAACTTCGTGTGGCGACTGCGGATAACGACATCAACGCTCTCAAGGCGATGGGTTCGATTCCGGAAGGCTACACGGTGAACCACTTCTTGACCGACACGAACGCTTGGTTCTTAACGACCGACGTTCCGAATGGCATGAAGCACTTCGTGCGTACTCCGTTGCAGAACTCAATGGATGGAGACTTCGACACCGGGAATGTCCGGTACAAGAGCCGCGAGCGCTATAGCTTCGGCTGGTCGGACCCATTGGGTATGTTCGGTTCGCCCGGTTCTTCGTGATGAGACTGGATCGGGGGGCTTCGGCCCCCCTTTCCTTTTTTGATGTTTAAGGTTATATAGTTGTTACCGGGAAATATTTCAGCCCATCAGACAGACCCGGCTGACGACATGCAGACTGATGGGCAACTTGCATGTGAGGATATTTAAATGGGTACGACTACTTTCTCTGGTCCGGTTGTTTCGGACAATGGTTTTCAGGCCGACACCCTTGTGATCGGCACCACCACGATTACGACCGGCAACGTGTCCGGTACGTTGGCTGATCAAGTGGGT